AGGTACAAATGCCCACCCGTTGTGGCCGGTGAATGTCACCGCTATAGACTGCTTTGGGGCGCTTTGTCTCAAGCGCTGACAGGCTCAGGCCCGACAAACGGCTACCGGTTTCAGCTATGGCCCCCTCAAAGGTCTGGTGCAGCATAAACCGGCACCCCTGCTCTGCCATACCACAGGCGCGATCAAAGTCAGCTTGGGTTTGACAATGGGGGATCATGTAAAAATTGGGTGCGGCATACGTAGGCTGGGTGATGAAGAACAACCCCTCAATATTGCTCAAGAAGCCAAAGTAAGGGTTCTTGGGATCGGTGTAATCGTGGTTGCCCTTGAGTATGTAGACCGGTGGTTTGAGCAGCAGCAGCCCATCTACTACCCGATTTACCAATGATGAAGGATGGCGATCCTTCACATCCGTCAGATCGCCAAGCAGGAACGTAGCATAAGGCTGGTACTTGTCCTGCATCTTTTCAAGCCAGCGAAACAGACCAAACCTGTGGGCGTCACGTGGCCTATCCGACAAGTGGGTGTCCGACGTTATTAACCATCTCATACGTGCCGCCACAATTTTCCAGTCTTAACGTAACCAATAACGGTTTTGCTGATGTTATATTTGGCTGCTAATTGTCTTTGTGATTTGCGACTGGCCCGTATTTTACGTACTTGATCTTCAGTTAGTTTTGCACGTCCGTTTGCTCGCCCTGGGATCCCTGTGCGTGATGCAGTACCATTCACTGCTCTGTCGCTACAGTTTTTACTGGCAAGCACACAGTCTACATTTCCTGCTTCGTACGGCCCTAAATCACCTTTGCGGGCCATGCAATATTGTCCTTTTCGACGCCCACGCTTATTTAACCAATCAGGCCCCAAATGATTGAACCACCATCTAGTCCATTCTTCATATGTGAACTTAAACGGTATGCCCCGATTAAGGCAATGATGCCTTTGCGCTGTGTACCTAGCAAACGCAATTTCCTTAGATAAACCGTGTTTTATCATAGAGATGAGCCAACGCATGTCATTTTGGGGGCGTCAGGGTCAGCATTTTATCAAGCCATAGAATGTGCATATTCAGATGTAGTACCAGCAAAAAAGAGTGTTCATACCACCACCCGGCATGCGCAAAGCAGACAAACGCTGGCAGGTTGTTCTGTTTGGCAATCAGCATAGGGGCCTTATCGTACCTGTCGGCTTGCTTGCATACCTCGTACCAAAATTCACACAGATGGCCCTTGCCGGTGAATACCCCACGCAGGTTTAGATCGGCGTAGTGCTTGCACTCAATCAGGAATGCGTCGGTCAGCGCCTGCCCAGCAGGGCTGATACACGTGATGTCCCCCGCCTGCGCCGCCAAGCGTTTGCCTTTGGCATGCGCCACGGTTGAACGACCGCCGCTGGTAGCGGAACGCCAGAAGCAGTCTTCATTTTTTCCGTCTGATACCCAAAGGGACAAACGGCGGCACACTTCACGCTCAAAAGAACTCCCCTTTGCCTTGGAATTAACCATACTTTTTACGGGTTGGCAAGAAGGTAGTTTCTACCTCAGCCCACACCCACCTTACTTCCTCAGCCAGTTGTGCTATCTTTTCAAAGTATTCAGCATCAGTACATTTGGCCAAAAATTCAAGGTAAGGTTTCAACTCACCAATCCGGTCATCATGCCCCACTTCCTTCAAGTAAGCAATGCTAGCCATTGCATCATCTATTCCATAGCCAAATATGTACGGGAACTCACACTCACGGAACGGCAGCCCCACCTTGTTCTTGCGTACCTTGGCCTTGATCATGACGCCGTACGGCCTTTCGACCTTGTTGATGGCACGCTTGAGCGTTTTGACGTGGGCGAGCCAGAGAATTTGGGATGCATAAAAATCAAGTGAACGACCTCCCGATCTTTTGTGCTTCTCACCAAACATAGCGCCGATGTTGTCCCGCACTTGGGACACAATAAGGAGAAGAACTTGAGATTGCTCGATTTTTCGAGCCGTTGTCCTGAAGAATTCACTGAGGAGCTTCGCTTTTGCCATGCCATAAGTGGCTTCTCCAAGGTTGCGGTCCATCTCAGCTTCGTCACTCAATGCATCAAGGCTGTCCAGCACGTAAATCCCTGGATTTTTATCTGCTATTCTGTCATTGAGAAATTCATCAAAGTCACGGGCAAATTCTTCAACCGTGGTGACCGGTGCGCCAAAGCCTATCTTGTCAACCGGTATGCCCATGGCTTTGGCGTAGTCGGCGTCAAAAGCCGCCTCAGCGTCCCGGTAGGCAGCTGTCCCTTTGGGATATGCCCTTAAGAAGTTGGCTATGGCCTCCATGCCCAAGCCGGTTTTCGACGTTGATTTATCCCCCACCACGTTGGCAATGCGGCCCAGTACCCAGCCCCCGCCCAAGTCACAGTCCAGCTTTGAGCATCCGCTTGAGACAAACTTGTATTTCTTGCCTTGCCCGGTGAAATAGTTTTCGGACTTGTCAATGGCCTTCACCCTCTCCTTTTTAACCATCATCTAAGCCTCGTCTCAAGTCCATATTTCTCAGAGGTGGCATTGAACTTTGCCCGCACGGCGGCGTCAAGATCGATGTCTGCACTCATTGCAACCAAATCCGCACAAATTACTACATCAGCCAGTTCTTCAGCCAACTGCTCCTTGGTTACACGCGTCCCCCTGAGGCCCAAACGCTCACGTTCCAATTTCTTGATGATGTTGCAAGCCTCACCTACCTCGCCAGCCAACTCATTGCCTCTGAAGGCCAGCGTGATTTTATCTGAGGGGTCCCACTCTCCGTGGCGAGCTAGATTTGCGGCAGCAAGGGTCCAAAACTCAGCCATGTTTTCTCCTCAAGAATTCCTGCCAGCCAGCAAAGCCCGCACGCTTGATGATGTTTAGTTCTCTAGCCCAGCGCTGTTCGGGTATTTCATCATCCATGATGACACTGAGCGGGCGCTTATCAATTCTAACTGGATCGAACCGCGCCCGCTTGAGTATTTCACCACGGCGGGTCGCTAGTCCCCGTCGTCATCATCCTCATCAACAGGGGCTGGCTTCGCTGCCCGTCCAGCCTGTAGCCGTTCCCTGATACGGGCCTTTGTGCTGGATGGGGGCGTCGTTTCAGCGTCAGCATCATCGTCATAAGGACCGGGTTCAACTATCTTAGTACGGGTAGGGCGCTTCGGGGCCGGTTCATCATCGCCGTCATCAGCCTCAGCAGCCCGCGCAATTACCCCCAGTTTGGGACGCGGACGGGGTGCTGGTGCTTCATCTTCATCATCAGGATCACGGGCTGGCTTGCTGGCACCGTTGATCACTGCTGAAATGTGATCGTAGCTGTAATACTGCAAAATCTCAGGCACCGGGTGTGCCGCAACATACTCCAGCCAGTCTTGGGCTTGGTCAGGGTCCTCATGCAGCGGGGACGGCTTCAACAGCTTCATCTTGCTACTGGTGTATTCAGGGAAGGGCTTGCTGGTCTTTTCCCGGTAAAACCGCACATCACAGCCAGTCTTGCTGTTGTCAATGAACAGGACCTCACCGGTGTCCTCATCGATAGATAGGTTGCTGAAGTCCTTATCCACAGTGAACGGCATGGCCCAGAACTGTGGGCCTTCATCCGGGGCCTCACGGTCAATCAGCCACACCCCCACCCGGTGCTTGGGGGTCAGTTCCTTGGCCAGCTTTTCATCACCGTCACGTGCGGCTTCCTCACGTGCTTCCTCAATGGGGTCAGGCTGCTTCTTCATCTTTGACAATGACAGGTATGACTGCTTGTCCACCCCAACCTGATACACCACCCAGGTGTCGTAGCCGTAGTGCTTTGCCCCCTCCCAAGTAGGGGGCAATATGCGAATCACATTCTTGCCTTCGCGCACCTTGTAAAACTTGAATTCTGACTTGATGTAACTGTCAAAATCCCCGCCCCGCATGTTGGCGCGGGTTTTGACGTCCTCCTTTGAGCGTTGCTGCTCTTGAAACCTACGTTCAGTCCGTGGCATTCTTATCTCCTCTCTCGCCAAGCTTAGTGTGCAAATGTTCAACGTAGCGTGCTTTTGCTTCAAACCAAGCCGCAAAGATAACCCTGCATCCCACGCCCAACAGGGCGGTGACGACCAGAGCAATAATTACGGCTTGCACAATGTCCATCTTAGAGCTTGCTGCGGGCCTCTGCCATGCGCCTGCGTCTTATATCATACTGTACGTCAGCTGGTACTGCACGAACTGAATCCTGCTGGAAGTAGCTGCCAAGGTAAAGCCTGCACATATATTCAAGTACAGTCATCCGCTGCTGAAATGATTCCTTCAATATCCACAATGCGTCAGCGTCACTTTTCATCTTCAGAAATGCAATTGCCGCTGTTTTGTGCTTGATGTCCAGTTGAACCGCATTCTTGACCATAGCTTCAGTGTATTTCTCACCATCATCATCAAATTGCTGGCGCACGGCAGAGTCCAACGCAGCATCTATGTTAGCCAATGATTCTTTCATCGCATCACGCTTTGCAATGGCATCAACCCACGCATCACCTACCTTCTCAAACAGCTGTGGTTGGTTCATAAGTTCATCGTCAAGCTGGTTCTTGTCAATTTTCAAGTACTTCCTAAATTCGGCAATGTTAAGCATTACACAGCCTCATCCTCTACCTCTTTGGCCGTCATGGCAGCGACTGACCCCTTGTACGAAAGATCTTCAATCTTGCCTAGGCGCTCTGCTAACTCATCGACAGTTTTATCCAAGTGTATGGAGCTGTTCACTTCGTCCCTTATGTCGTTCAAGGCTTCACAAATTGTCTCATACGCCTCTTTTGACAAGCATTTCATTGATCCAACCTCAATGCCAAGCCCACTGATAAGAACAAGGGTGCTAGTTTGTCTGACATATTATACGTCTGCTCAAAACAGCCGAGCAAGCGCAGGAAGTTTCTTGCCTCTTTCTCAGTTGTAGCCCTGGCCAAGCAACCCGCCAAGTAGTTCACCACCACAATTCTGACCGTCTCGGCATCAACATTTTCCATGCCATTTATGATCTTGGCACAGGTGGCCCAGCTTGCCCCCTGCCCTTTGATCAGCAGCCGTATGAGGTCCACTGGTTCTTTCATTTGCGCTGCCGAGCGCATCAAGGCGCGGGCCTCAGCGGCAGTCCCAGCAAACTTGCAGGCTTCTAGGTAAACCAGCGCCTGCCTAGGTGAACCACCACTGGCCTCGGCTATGGCCTCAATCACGTCGGCATTGGTATCAAGCCCTTCAGCCTCAGCCACGTCACACAGCAGGTTCATGAGGTCATCTTCACCCACTGGCTTGAGGTCGTAGCGGGCACAGCGGGTGAGAATTGTCTTGGGGACCTTGCTCAAGTTAGTGGTACACAAACACCAAAAGACATGAGCAGGCGGCTCCTCAATGGGCTTGAGCAGCACGTCCCACGCCTGGCCTGAGAGGCGGTGACATTCATCAAGCACGATTGTCTTTACTGGACTTCTGCCAATGGCGCGGGTGCGGGTAGTTTCAAGCAGCCCCCGCATGTCATCAACCCCGGTATTGTCGGCAGCTGCCACCTCTATGATATTTTGTGAGGTGGCCGCGCCATTGGCAAACTTGTTGGCTAGGATGCGGGCTAGGGTGGTTTTGCCACACCCCGACGGCCCCGTGAACAGGTATGCGTGTCCTTTGGCCTTTTGCAGGCTGGCCACCACCTGCTCCTGACCAATGACCTGGTCGAAGTTGGTGGGCCTATACCGTACGTGGAGGCTAGACACCGTGATGCTTCACCGGCTGCTCGCCCTGCGGCGGCTCTGACCACGCGCCCGCAATTCTCAATTCCTTTTCCCACAGCAACTTCATCTGGTCGCTGCAATGTGCTACTGCATCTGCCCACGTTGGTGCGCGCCCCAGCATTCCCTGAAAGGTCATCTGGTAATAGATCGACTGAGCGTTGTGGGGTTGGTGAGGGGCATGCTTGGCGGCACAGATTTGGCACTTGTCAGCAGACGGGGGCATGACCTTCCATGAGCCGCCTTGGGGGGTCTCCTTGCCCGTTGTCAGATCTACAGACGTAACGTCGGCGGGTATTTGCCGTACAGCCCTAGGTTTTCTTGACATCTTTGTGACTCCAAAACTGATCCAGTTCCTCCATCTCAAACCAGTTAGGCCCGTATGAGCATTTCACTGAGAGGGGAACGTTGTACTCAGGGGTCAACATTACCTGATATATACGTTTCACGCTGTTCACTATTGTGTCGGCGTCATCAGGCACCACGAAGGTAAGGTCATCGTGGATGTTGAGTCGTGGGTGCAAGTGCCAAGCCTTCTCGGTCACGGCTGTGTGGCTTAGCCGATTCATGGCCGAACACACTATTTCGCACGCCAAGCCCTGGATTGGGTGGTTGACCACCTGATTGCGGGACAACGGATAGCGGTGCCGCCTGCCATTGGGGGTGGCACACCAGCCTGTTTCGTAATACTGCTTCATGGTTTTGTCCTGCCACGCCTTCAATCCGCTGAAGGTATGCCAAAACTCATCCATGATGTCGTCAACGTGGCTTTGCACCACATCAACCCGCATCGCGGCACTGAGATAGCCGCACACTGATTCGTTGGCTGCGCCAAAGAAGGCAGGAAACACCATTTTGTTCTTGATCAACGACCTAAACTTTTTCATCTCATGCTTGTCGCTGAGCTTCACGTCCAGTTCAGGGCACTTCTGCGCTACCTTCAGTGCCCATTCTTGATGGATGTCATAGTTATCCCACATGGCTTTGACTAAGTATTTGTCACGCGAGCACATGGCCCCGGTGCAGGCTTCCAACTGGCCATAATCAAAGGCTAGTATTGTGTGGCCTTTGGGTGCCACTATTTGCTTGCGCACCCACGCATCCTTGCGTTGAGGAAAATTCTGCATGTTCGGGCCGTCGCTAGAGGTACGCCCGGTTTCAGCAAACGTGGTGTTGAACGACGTGTGCAGCTTGCCGTCAGGGAAAATTGTTTTACCCTCACCCAACACCATTTCATCGCAATACGTGCTCTTGAGCTTGGCCCGGTTGCGCAACCGTATGATCAGTGGTGATAATGGGTGCTTGATCTGGTCCAGCACATTTTTGTCTACTGAGAAGCGTGATTTCCCGTCCTTAGTCAGGACGGTTACTTCAGGGCACTTCAGGTAATCCTTGAACACCGCCAGCACTTCACGGTCAGACTGCGGGTTGAATTCCTTGTGGCCCCCTACATACGCCCGTACCACTTTGAGATCCTGTATCTCACAAACAATCGCATCAATTTCTTTCTTAAGCGCCTTTCTGATGCGCAGTACCTCTCGTTGATCCACATCAATACCCAGATACTGCATAAGAGCAACAGTACACTGACGTGGGAGAGCTTCCACATAAGCATCATGCACCCCTTGTTCCTGAAGGATGGCCGTCTGCACGTGGTGCAGCATCAACGTGGCCTTGGCGTCCACGGCATTGTACGTGAGTGTAAGGGCCAGGTTTGCCTCAGCCATGTTCTTTTTATCTAATTTGAACAGATGCTTATAACCAACCCCAAAGTGTTGCTTGAAGAGAAAATCCAATGCTTGGTAGGCGGCCCGCTTGTCGTCGTCACCACGCACCTGCCTGCCTCGACGCTCATCGATGAAATGTGCTTGCATCTGGGTACATTCCCACGTGGCGTGGTTGGCAACATCTTTGCCCAGTAACCAGATAAACCATTCAAGCTCAAAGGGCACATTGTGCGCCACCTTGATTGTATCATCGATAAGCAGTCGTTTCAGACCCTCAAGTATCTGAGCTCGCATGGCTTTGGACCAGCCCGCTTTAGGGTGATCCAGTGCAAAGGCGAAATGTGTGTCCTCATAACTTATAGCGACGGTCAGTATTGCTGCGTCCTTTGCATAAGGGCGCAGTCCCTGCGTTTCGATATCAATAGCCTTGGTGGCTGCCTTAGCCGCATCCCTTAGCCTTATCAATATCGCAAATTCGTCTAACTTACTCGTACCGTCATAGGTTTTGACGTTGGCACTCAGCTTGGCAGGGTCCACCACCATGGGCTTACCCAACTTAGGCAGCAGCTTGCCCGCCGCCTCAATGTCCATCCTGAAACAGTGCCCAAGCTTGCTGTTGAGTGGCTTGCTCTTGTTGTACGCAGTACGCAGGATGAAGGACGGGTGATACGTTGGGATAAACCAACAGGCATGATCGCCCACCTTAACTGCGAACCGCCGCCCACGCATCCCGGCCAGGTCGGTTGAGTTCAGCATCCAGCTGAGCGGCGTGGCCCCCAACCCAACTATGAGTCGCGGCTTAACCTGCTCAATTGATTTGATGACATACCCTCGACAACATTCAATTTCTTGCCACGTAGGAGTACGG